CGGTACGGCGCGCCAATGCGACAATTGGGCGTGTCCACGAAGCAATCTATTGCTATGTTTGCTAACTGGGAAAAGGCCGGGGTCACCACTGAAAAAGCTTTCGCTGGTATGCGAATTGCCATTTCTAGTTGGATGAAAGACGGCAAGGACGCCGGAACTGAATTCCAAAAAACCGTAAAAGGCATCCAAGACGGAACAATTTCCACATCACAAGCCATGGAAATTTTTGGGAAAAAAGGCGGCCCCGACATGATCGACGCGATCAAGCAGGGGCGGTTCAACCTGGATGATTTCACGAAGTCCCTGGGGAACACCAAGGGCGCGTTGAATGACACGTACAAAAATTCGCTGTCTGACACCGACAAGCTGAAAATTCAGATGAACAAATTGAAGGTGTCGTCTGCGGGTTTCGGTGCGTCCATCATAAAGGACACCTTGCCAGCGATCACGCGGACGCTTAATTCGGTGTCGAAACTGGCTGATCGGTTCAGCAAGATGCCGAAACCGATGCAGGACGTCATCATCAAACTGGGCCTTGTCGCGGCGGCCGCAGGCCCTGCTGCCAGCGGGTTTGGCAAAATTTTTACAAACGTTCATAATCTCACGAAAGCTCTTGGCAAATTCGGTGGCAAGATGGCAGCGAAAGAGGTGGCCGGACTGGGCACAGCGGCGACCAACGCGACGCCGGCCCTTGAGGGTGCGGCAGGTGCAGCGGGAACGCTTGGCGAAACCGCAGCCGGGACCGGTGCATCGACGGCGGTACTCGGCGCGTCGCTGGGGTCCATTGCGACGGTCGCGCTGCCTGTCGCAGGCGGTGTCGCAGCCATCGCGCTGGCGGTCAAAAGCTACAAAGACCAACAGGACGAAGCAAACAAAGCGACGGACAACGCTGTGCAGAAAGCCGACACTTTACTCGGCTCTATTGGCAGCTTAAAAGGCAAGCTTGATGAGCTTGACGCTTCATACAGCAAGCAAGTCGGATCAGCGAACGCTAATGCAACCACAGCGCGAAGCATGAATGATGAGCTTCAAAAGTTGATTGCAACGCAAGGCACAACGGCAGCCGGACAAGCGAAAATCAAAGCGTTGGTCGACAATTTAAATCAAGTGGTTCCGAGCTTGAATTTGCACTATGATGATCAGCACAACAAGTTGAATTTGACTAATGACGCGATTAAGCAGCACATCGACAATCTTCAAGAAGAAGCTAAAAAAGAAGCTGCTTATCAGATGATGGTGCAAGCTTATAAAGACCAATACAAGCTAGACGAAAAGCAGGCTGAAGCATCACACAAATTAAGTCAGCAAAAAGATCAGTTAGCAAAAGACCAGAGTAAATTAAATCAGCTTTTACATGATGGCACTGGCGGAATGGCTGCACATGGCGAAGAAATCAGAAAGTTGCAAAACAAAATTGATAAAGAACGTGAAGCCATTAACAAAAACAAAAAAGCCAAAAAAGAAAGTGCTGAAGAATCTGAAAAGGCAGCATTGAAAGTTAAAGCCGCTAGCATGGTTGAATCGGGCCAAGTAAAAAGCTTAAAAGACGCATATGCACTGCTAGAAGAAAAGACAAAAGGCTCCGGCGACAGACGGGCAGACAATTCTAAGCCAAGCAAAAAGAAGCAAAAAGAAGCGCAGCAGGAAAGTTGGCATTATGGTCAAATAATGGGGCAAAGTGTCAATAAGGGCTATTACACCGGATTAGGTAATCCCAACAAATGGGGATCCGATTTAGTAAAAGGTCTCGGTGGTGGCATCACGTCTGGCTTGGGCTGGTTGGGCAAACAAGCTGAAAAGGCTGCTAAAGTCATTCAGAAAAAACTGCATCACTCCACCCCAGACGAAGGGCCACTGGCAGACGATGACACCTATATGCCAGATATGATGATGATGTTCGCAAAGGGCATCACTGACAACACGAAATATTTGGAAAAGGCATCAACCAGCGCGGCAAGCATTGTTTCACGAAATCTCTCGGCTATCAATCCAACTACACCGAAAATTTCGGCACCGACCGTGTCAACACAAAGCAGTGGCAATTCTGCACAAAAGCAGGTGCAGTCCTACGCCAACGCGTTTTCGGCGCAACGGCCAGCCGCGCAGCAATCCGGCCAGACAGTCGGTACGGCGGCGGTCAACGGTGTGTCTACGGTAACCGCGAAAATCAAACAGACCGGCGCGGCGCAAGGCCAAGGCTACGCGCTGCAAGTTCGTAACACGCAACCACAGGCCACGAGCGCAGGGGTCTATGTCGCGTCTGGTGCGAATACCGGTATCAGTATGCTGACCAGTTCAGTCCGTGCATCCGGCAATGCCCACGGCGCGACCTACGTCACCGCGGTGCGCAGCCACCGGGCAAGCGCATACAGCTCCGGCGTTTTCGTGTCGCAAGGACTAGATCAGGGGATTGCGTCACAGGTCCCACAGGTCCGGACGACCACAAACAATTTGGTGACCGCGGTCAAGAACACTTTCGTAAAGGGCTTGGGTATCCATTCTCCGGCGCGAGTGACCTATGACTACGGGCGGTTTACCGGTTTAGGTTTCATCAACGGGTTGAATTCAACCCAATTAGGCAAGTTCACGCGTTCGACCGTAAACGACATGAAAGGCGCTTTCGCGAAGTCGCACTTCAGTACAGATGTAAACGTCGATTATCTGGACAACTACACGCCCGCTGAAGTTGCATGGATGCGAAAATTTGACGGCGGCTCAGTGGTCAACGGGACCGACGGCGGCAAGGGCGGACGTTTCGTCAACAACATGCTGCGATTGGTCAACGATGATTCGCACGGCTACTCGCAGTCTAACCGCTGGGGTCCGGACTACGACTGTTCATCATCAATCATCACCGCGTTAAAATGGGCGGGGTTTGACACCGGGAACGCCTCGTACACCGGCAACATGTCAGCCGAATTGACCAAGCACGGCTGGGAACGGCTGCCCTACAAGAACCCAAAACGCGGGGACCTTTTGCTAAACGACGCAACGCACGTTGAAATGTCGCGAGGCGACGGCTACAACGCCGGCTTCCACAGCGCTCACGGCCATCCTGAACCAGGCGATCAGGCACACGAAGCTTACGTCGGGCGCGATCCTGGGCACTGGGCCGCAATTCTCCGTTACAAGAATGGCTTTGGCGATAGCCTCGCCGATGCCATAGAAGAAGCGTACAACGTTAAGAAATACGGTTATGGAGTTATGGACGCGGAAGGTGACGGCGGTGAAAATGGTGCTGCTGCAAGTGGCAAGTTATCGGATTGGGTCAAGGCAGCGTTGAAGCTGACCGGCCAACCCGAGTCGTTAACGAATGGGCTCATCCGTGCAGCTAAAGCCGAATCCGGCGGCAATCCGAGAGCAGTGAATAACTGGGACATCAACGCCAGGCTTGGGCATCCATCAAAGGGGCTCATGCAGACTATTGACAGCACCTTCAACGCCTACAAAGTGCCAGGACATGGCAACATCTGGAACCCCGTTGATAATATGGCCGCGGCTATCATGTACATGATCAAGCGGTACGGGTCTGTCGAAGCCGTACTGAAACCACGCGCGAAACATTGGTTTGGCTACGCAGTCGGGTCGCGCTACGTCCCATACGATATGCCGGCCATGGTGCACCAGGGCGAAATGATCATCCCGCGTTCTGAAAACCCGTATAACAGCTCGGCGGGGTCGATCACCGGCGGTATTTTCGGGAAAATCGACGATCTGATGAACCGATATACGTCCGCGCCGGAGCAAATCACGGTGAACGTATACGGCGAACGAGGGCAAAACGTCGATGAATTGGCCGACGCAGTTGTAGACAAAATTATTACAGTTTCAAGGCAGAAAGGAGCGATGGTTTCATAATGGCACTACAGGATGGTATCTACGAAATCATTTCAGCGCTGGACGCAAACAAGGCTATTGACGTTTACGGTCAGGACGACAAAAGTGCTACAAACATCTGGCTATATACGCGAAATCACACCGCCGCCCAAAAATGGGCGGTCATTTCGCACGGTGGCTACTATGTTTTGGTCTGTGTGCTGACCGGCCGCCGTATGGACGCCGTAGGAAACGACATGAAAAATGGCACAAACGTTTGGCAATACGACGTCAACCACAGTCACGCACAACATTGGGATATTGTCGCGGACGGCAAAACGCTGACCGTGGACGGCAAAAGCTATCCGACTTATGTGATCAAATCGGACGGCACATCTTTCGCGGTTGATGTAACCGGCGGTTCCTCGAAATCGGAAACAAACATCCAGCTTTTCGGCGCCAATGGTACCGACGCGCAGCGATTCGCGTTTGTACCGGTCGCGCATTTTGATGTAGAGGGCACATACAAGATTGTACCCGCAAACGACGTGGCGAACTGCCTGGACGTCGCAGGGGGCTCGACGGCGAGCGGGGCAAATATTCAGGTCTACCCCAACAACGACACATCGGCGCAGCGCTGGCTACTGTCAAAAAACGCTGATGATTCAACAATAACTCTAATCAACACGCATTCACAAAAGGCAATTGACGACGTGGGCGCCGGCACGAAATCAGGAACAAACGCGCAAATTTACACCATCAATGGCACGGCCGCGCAAAAGTTTTTGATTGAGCCTAACGGGTACGCAACATACGACAATCAGACGGTACAAACCTACCGGCTTACAGTTCAGGCAGGGTCGCAATTATGCTTGGACGTGCTCGGAAACGGTCATGTGATGGGAACTAACGTGCAGTTTTACACGCAAAACAACACGCAGGCGCAGCAATGGGCACTTATCCCCGCGACGGCACAAAGTGATGACCTACCAACACCGGCGGCGTTGCAGTCAACGGACGACAACATCGGAAATGGAAAAACCGCCGCTAATTTTTCTTTTAGTTGCAACTGGTTGAACTATCAAATGAGGGTACGTTTCAACACGAAAACGGCCGCGGGTTGGTCGGGGTGGTCAAACTGGAAAAACGCATTCGACGGCATCGGCGGGAACGCTGGCTGGGGTCCGGCATGGCAAGCAACGCTGACTTACTCGAAAAATTCAGACGACGCGAAAACTGTGTCGATTCCAATTCCAGATGAATACCGCGTTAACGGTTCAGAGATCACGGCATTGCGAATGCAGGCAGAATTGAGATCTTTCGGAAAAGAAACGTTTTCGCAAAATGGCAAGAAATACGACTATGCAGCGTGCAGCAATGCGGCGGCTTGCGATGTAACGTACTACTGGAAACCGACCGTCAAGGTGGCATCTGCGAAACTATGTGGCACCGGCCTGATCATCGGTTACACGTCTGACCTAAACGACGGCGGGTGCGATGTGACGGTTGGTTACGGCGGGCATACGGTGACAGCTATCGGCCGGTACGGCGGCAGCGGTGAGGTTGAAATCCCATGCGATCAGCTAATTGAAATCCCGACCGGGACCGTGACTTGTACTGCGAAAATTGAACACTTTATATCATCGGACACCACAACCGGGCAGGTTGCCGTTACGGACTCGGCAAACCGGAAAACAATTTCGATGACGCAGGAGGAAACATACTACGGGACGCATTTGATCACGCTTGCCGGTGTTTCCAAAAACGACACTACACATATCTATCTGGTGTCTGAGGGCACCCCGGTGACCGCCCATATCAAGACGCAGGACAGCACCACGGTGTATGAAGCGGTTTCGCCGCTGAAGACAAAAATCCATGCGTTGGTATGGGTAAAGAAGGCAGGCGGAACTTGGGACGATCAAACGATTGTTTTAAAACCTATAACCGATCACGCCTATTGCTGGACTTTCACCGGCGGCGGGTGCGTGCTCGACTTTGGCACCGACCGCGTGGGCGCGACGCAGGAGGACAGCGTTACGCGAAAGGCTGAGGACTATGAAATTATTAGCCGTGACTTTCATTCATACCGGCTGCACCGGACGCGCGAACGGACTCTGACTGTAACAGGTGCTTTCGTGGATGGAGTACCCAAACATGGCACCATCGAATGGCTAAATAATTTACTAGCCGCTGGACACGCAACATTCAGAAATGGCCGCGGTGAAATTCTGCCAGTTGTCGTGACGGGTATTTCAAAGCCAATCAATCACAACGGCTGGACAGAGGTGAAAGTCACACAATATCAAGAAAGTAGGTGATTTCGTGGACATTCCGGAAAAGTGGAAAAATACCGCATACACCCCAACGGCGACCGTTCAAATGGTTGACCCGTGGAATATCGAAAAAACGCGGGGCGTGCTAGAGGGCACTACGAAAATCAGCACGACAGATGGTTATTACAGTGACACGAAAATATCAGGATCCATCGAAACGATCGGGGATAACTACATCCCCGGCTCGTGGCTGCGCATTTCCGTTGACGGCGAACCCGTCGCGACGCTCGGCGTGCAGTCGGCGAAAACGACGCAGGCGCCGGAGGGAACCGAAAAAAAATCATATACGTTGCAGTCCGTTCTGTGGATGTTAGACGCCGACGTCAACTCAAATCTGGTGACTATTGGCCAAAACACAACTTGCTCTGGAGTAATAAAAAGCATTGGAAACACCACGGGAAAAACCGTTGTTTTTTCGCCTGGGTGGCGTGACAGCCTATACCAGACCGCGAAAGTCTACGAGCGCACCGACAGCTACCGAAAAATTTTAGCCGACATTTGCAGCAAGGCAAATGATCAGCTCGGCGCGGACGCATATGGGCGCATTGAAATCGCACCGTACACCGCCCCGGCGTCAAAAACATCTTCATGGACGATTGACGCGGACGACCCGCGCGGCGTGGTGCTGTCCCCCGGATATGATGATGACGACGAAACGGGAAACGCATACAACCGCACGCTGGTAATTGCAACGGGTTCAAACGATCAGACTATCGTCGCGGCGTCCGACGCGCCGGCATCCGACCCCGTATCATCGGCGCAGCGCGGCTGGACGCGAACAGCGGTGCACCAGGTCAGCGATATGACGCCATTCACGCAGGCCCGGGCGAATCAATTAGTCAGTCAGTACATGCCGGATGACCGTTCCCGCGGCATCACACGATCATGCACATGCCTGTATTTCCCCGTTGTTGGCGGGGACGTTGTTGACTGGATACAGGACGGGAAACGGTCTCGCTATCTGGTGCAGACCGTTGACAATGACTATTTCGCGTGGACATCGAAATTAACTATGAAAAAATTGTAAGCAAGTAGGTATCAAGTTAGTAGCAAGTTAGTATCAAGTTAGTATCAAAAAAACTGTAAGGAGGTGCTAACAAATGGACAGTATTGAAAAAGCGTCGTTTTTAATGGGCAAATCCTACACGAAAACGCAGGAGGGCGCAGCACATTCGTCGAACGTCACCATGATCACAGGAACAGCAACGAGCGACAGCACCGACGGCGTGGTGTCCGTTGATTTGGGCGGCAACACGATATCTGCCAACGACGAGCAAGCCGTTGACATTTCGACGACATGCGCAGTTAAAGCCGGTGACGTGGTTCAAGTTTCTGTGATCGGCGCGGACGGAACAGCAAAATCACTACTGGTCACCGGTGTGATCGCGGGTGGTGACCGCATGCAGGCAGATATTGAAACCGCGAAAGACACAGCGGCAGCCGCGGACGCAGCGGCGACAATCGCAAAAGAGAACGCCGAAAAAGCGAACGAGCTGGCAAGCAGCGCGATCACCAACGCCAACACGGCGAACGAGCAGGCACAGGCCGCGATGGATAACGTCAACACCGCCAATGGAAAAATTTCAGCGCTGCAAAAAAACGTGGACACGATGAACAGCGACATTTCATCGGCGCAAACGGCTATATCGAAAAACGCAAGCGATATTTCAGGAATCAACCAAAAATTATCGACCGATTACGCAACGAAAGGCGAGGTTTCGGATGTAAAAGTTGCGGTAGAGTCTGATATCGACACGCGGGCGAATGCCATCACCGCGTCGGTCGCTGAGACCTACGCCGCGAAAAGTGATGTATCGAAAATTGAGGGCGAGCTGAGCAACAGAATTTCTGTAAATGAAAAAGGCATTTCGACGACAAGCGACAGCGTCACAAAATTGCAGTCTGAAACAAAAAGTATTTCAGATGACGTGAACGCGGCGCAAAATGCAGCGAACGCAGCACAAAAAACGGCGGACGCAGCGACGGCGAATGCGAGCGCAGCACAAACCACAGCCGATAACGCAAAAAAGGCAGCCGATACAGCGCAGTCAACGGCGAACGGGGCAAGCACGGCCGCGGCGAATGCAAAAACCGCGGCCAACAGTGCTAGCACCGCCGCGAGCAACGCACAAACGGCGGCTAATTCGGCGCAAAACGCAGCTGACAATGCAAAAACCGCGGCAGACAAAGCCAATAGTGATTTGGCAAAGTTAACAAACACAGTGACTACGCAGGGCACGAAAATCGACCAGAACGGCGGGGCAATTACATCGGTAGCCAATCGGACCACAACGGTGGAAAACAAATTCACCAACTACTACACGAAAACGGAAACCGCTTCGCAGATCAAACAAACCGCCGACGGCATTAATTCAACGGTTTCAAAAAAAGTCGGAAAAGATGAAGTGATTTCGTCAATCAACCAGTCAGCTGAGGAAGTGAAAATCAATGCAAACCGCGTGACGGTTGATGGAACGCTGAGCGTGACAGACGCGATCAAAAACGCGCAAACAGCAGCGAATAATGCACAATCAACAGCAAATACCGCGAAGAATAATGCCGCGACTGCACAAAACACAGCCAATAGTGCGAGTACCGCAGCGATTGATGCAATAAAAGCAGCACAAACTGGAACGATGCTTTTTACTGACCCGTGTTTTGCAAATGGTAGGAATGGTATTCAAGTTTATAATAACCTAGGTAACGAAAACACAAAAGTCGAACGCGTTGCAAAAAGCGTAGACAATCCGTTTTCTAACACAAATTATGAACTTAAAATAACGAATATTGGAAAAGCAGAACCCTATTGTGGCGGTTTTACTTTTAATACCAATAGTCGGGCAAGCGCAAGATTTATTTATAGAATTATTGCTAAGCTTCCGTCCGGTAAACCAATTCAATTTGCGACTAATGATATCGGACGTGCAGGCGGAGGGACGTGGAAATGGCTTACTTCCAGAGCTGGAACCGGAAAATTCACCGAGTACATTGTCGAGGTAGATTGTGGTAGCAGTGGAAATTTCAGCACTACTGGATATTTCTACTTAGACGCTAATTGTGGTACTCCGTCAAATCCGATAGAATGGCGCGTTGCCTATGCGACGTGTATCGATATGACGGGCGCATCTGATGCCGTTGACGCAAAAAAAACCGCCAACACTACCAAAACCTACTTCTACAACGATTCCGCCGGCTCCCACGTCCGCAATCAAAATTCGACGTCCGCAGGCACGCGAGCAGATATCAAGTCGGACGGGCTACATGTGATTGATCAGGACGATGGGAAAGAATTGGCGAGTTTCACATCGAGCGGGGCGAGCATTGGCAAAGACAGCGAAACGCATTCAAGGTATTCATCGGACGGCGTTCATTTTTACGAAGGCGGGAAAAGCTTTCCGTTTTCGCAGATAAAACCGGTTACATATAAAAACGAAAAATACAGCGCGGCGGTGTTTACCACAGCGCCCGATGACATTTCGACGGATGACGGGCTGTATCACAGCGGCGCAACGGTGGATGTCACAGCGATTAACGGCACCGCCACCGACAACACCGGCGTAGGAAGAGTCACGCTGACCGCGACAACCGTTCAGTCAGCCGACCCAAAAGAAGCGTATATTGATATTTTTGCGAGCAACGACAACCCGAATAAGGCGAGCGGTGGAAAAACCGTCGAAGATACATATATCAATTTGGTGGCTGAGGGCATCTATTTTAACAGCAAACCGCTAATTGATTACTTCTACCCCGTCGGTGCAATTTATATCAGCATGAACGCCATCAGCCCCGCGGCCCTTTTCGGCGGGACGTGGGAGCAGATCAAAGATCAATTTTTGCTGGCCGCAAGCGACATCTACACCGCAGGGACGACCGGCGGCGAGGCGGCGCACACTTTAACAATGGACGAAATGCCTCGACATACGCATACTTTTAAAGCGGGCTGGGGCGATAAATCCGGGAATACTATTGTCGGTTTGGGACAGTATAATGCGCATACGTTTAATTGGCCGGGCGAAGAGGGAAGAGATTATAAAGGCAGCGACAAGCCACACAACAACATGCCGCCATATCTCGCAGTGTATATGTGGAAAAGAATCTCATAAGGAGAAACCATGAAAATTTTAAATGAACAGAACGTCGAAATTCAGCAGTCAGACGTGGACACCGAAAAAGGCTATCTTAAGTCAGACACCATCACGCACCACGTCGAAGCCGTCGCGGGCAGTGAAGGCAAAAGCCACATCGAAGTCGTCCACGAATACCCGAACGGCGGCAGGGACGTGACAACCGTCTGGGACACACCGCCGGTCAAAGCGGTGCCAGCACACGACGAGACGGAGCAAATTCAACGGTACATCCTCTACACGGACGCAGAACTTGCAGAAAGGAAGGCGCTGAAAGAAGCACAGGAAAAGGCCGCGCTTGTCCCCACACCCTCGGATTTATCTGACGCATCGGTCGATATTGCACAGAACGTCTCAGACATCGGGGACGGTGTGACAGAACTTGGCGACTTAATAGCAGCTTTAGATGAACGGCTCACAGCACTCGAAGGAGGTAGCAACAATGGCTAAAATTTACTATAAAAGGATTCTCGCGGGCATCATGACCATCGACGATGTTCCCAATCTCTGGAAAAAGAAAGTTCAAGCAATGCTCGATAAAGATAAGGAAAACTAATGATCTCACCTTTAATGACCAACATCATTTGCGCGGCAGTCCCTTCACTGATCTCTGGCGTGGGGTTAAGCGTTATATCAAGTAATTTAAAAAAGCATCAAGAAAGTCAAATGAAACAGGAAGCTGACCACATCAAAAGTGAACAGCACGTTTTAAACACGCTGATCGCAACGGCCGAAGGCACCGAAGCAATTGCGAAAGCAGTTCAGCGCATCCCTGATGCGCACTGCAACGGTGACATGAAGGCCGCTATTGAAAAAGTTGAAAAGTCGCTATCCTTGCAACGTGACTTTTTAAGAGAAAAAGCCGTCGAAGCTACGGCAAAATAAGGAGGTTTTACAAATGAAAACATGGATGAAAGCAGCGGGTGTCCGTGCAATTAAGACGGTAGCACAAGCACTTGTCGCGGCCATTGGGTCAGCGGCGGTTTTGGAATCTGTTGACTGGCGCGTTGCGCTGTCAACAGCGGTTTTGGCTGGGGTGCTGTCTCTGCTGACCTCTATCGCTGGCCTGCCAGAACTGAACGGAGCGGACGACCCGTCAACGCGGCCGGACAGTATTGCACACACGGAAATTGATGACGGCCGCGCGAAAACTGACAAAGAACTTAAAGAAGGGAGTGCAAACTAATGGCTTTATACGGTGTCGATATCTCAAATTATCAGCGGAATGTCAACTATTCAGCATATTCTTTTTACATCATCAAGGCATCTGAAGGTAGAACTTACAAAGACCCAATGTTAGACAGGCATTACAACGGTGTGAAAGCGACGGGCAAGCTGTACGGATTCTACCACTACGCGCGGCCCGAAAACAACAGCATGCGCGTCGAAGTTGACCATTTCTTGAACTTGGTCGGTGCGCACGTTGGCAAAGCGATTTTCGCGCTGGATTGGGAAGGCAACGCGCTGCGGTACGGCGCGGGGAAGGCGTTAGAGTGGTTAGACTACTTCTACGCCCGCACCGGTGTGCGCCCGCTGTTCTACACCTCGGACAGTCAGACCGGGCGATATGCCAAAGTTGCACAGAAAAACTACGGCCTGTGGGACGCCAAGTATTCAAGCCACGGCCCGTCACACGCGGGGTGGTCTAACATCGCGATCTGGCAGTACCAAGGATCACCG